GCCGGGAAATAAAGTAATTAATACAACACAGCAGATTCTGCCTTCAGCCGAAGGTATTAAGAATGTGGCATCAAATGTATTGCCAAAGGATTATCTTAAGCCTCAAGGGGAGTCTGAACAGCTTTTGCAAGACATCGCACAAGATATTGGGGCGTCCATGTTTCCCTTTTTAGGAACGGGAGCTAGGCTTGCCAAGACCGGTATCAAAGGAGCCGCAAAAGCAATCGCTCCGGCCATAACAGGAAATGTAGCCAAGTACTTTGCCAAGTCAGCAGGCGCTTCTGAAAAAGAACAGGAGGGTGTTAAGATTGGCACCATGCTGCTCACTTCATTTAGACTTGAACCTCAAATAAATGAGCGCGCTGATAAATTATCACCGGTTGATCGATGGAATGTTTGGTCTAATATGGAGAAGTCTGAGCGCGCCGTATCAAACATACAGAAAGCAGTTAAAGATAAGTTATCTAACAAAACACTTAATGCTCTTGCTTACTATAATATACTCACCAACCCTACTACGGCGATTCCTAAAATTGCTGCTGCCGAGACCGCAAAGCGAGTAGCGCCCTTCGCTGTAGGTAAAGGCGTTCAACTCGCGTATGCCGTCAAACATCTATTCACCGTACCGGCTATACGTAATGAGTATGCAAAAATGGTAGCGGCAGGCGTGAGAAATAATGTGCCCGCGATTATAAAATCTGCCAATATGCTGGCGAAAGTAACTGAAAAAGTAGTATCTAGAGAAAATCCTTAACGGAAAGGTAAGCTATTGTATAGTCCTAACCAGAAAACAGGGACTAAAGATACTCCCCTAAAGCGAGGGCGACTTCTTTACAGTCCTAGTCAGGCTGCTCCCACCCAATAACGAATTTAAACCCAAGCCAAAACCCATAGAATAACGCTATTATTCCTTCTAGGAGTGCTTCAATAACACCCATAAGAATAATAGTTGCTATAATACTCCACGGTGTTGAGCCGCTAAAGCTATTGCCATGTATGAATATCCATGACATTAAGAATGAAGATAAAGATACGCAGATAGGGAGTGATTTTATTTCCATATTTCCTCCATGTTAATACCCATCTACTTAAATAGTACCCTATAATACGCCATTGTGTCAAGTTTTATGTCTCCCTGCGAATCTTTTCCATGATGGCTCGGAGTATCCATCTCGTTATTGTTATGTTATATGTTTTTGCCGTTTCTTTTACCATTCCGTGAATAGGGAGTGGCACATCAAATGTTAGGCGCTTTCTGTTGGGTCTCTTCATCGCATCCTTTCTATTTGTAGCGAATGTATTACACCGTATTTCTATCAATCATAGCTTATACCTTGTTCATATGTTTTTATGTGCTTAATAACTTATTACTTATAAAGGGTTTACGATGGCAAATAATTTCGCCTATGGGTTAGGCGCCCCTCTCCAATACGTGTTTGCAGCTCCCGTAGTTGCATTGCGTAATCCTGCTAATACTGATACGGGATATGACATTGGCCAAATATGGGTCAACAGTTCTGCTTTCAGCAGCTATACGTTGACTGGATTTAATAGCAATGGCGTTCCTCAATGGGTTGTTAATACTCAAAGTGGTGCAGGGTCATTTGCCAGTTTGATTGTTACCCCCGGACCGGTAACATTGTCTGGAACGACTAATATAAACGCTTCAGGCGCATCGGTTACTACTATCGGCACGGGCGGCACCGGTGCAGTTCATATTGGTAATGCTACGGGAAATACGGCGGTTACCGGATCTCTCACGGCGTCTACCACGCTTACCGCTGCTGCGGGAAATATTACCGCAACTAATGGCAATGTCGTTCTTTCGACAGCGGCTACTTATCTCGCTCTTCCCGGGCCTATAAGAATTCAGTCTGGGGCATCTGGTGCAGGAGCTCCTGCCGCGGGATTGGCGGTTGAAGTGGGGGATATATATATCAATACCACGGCAGCTTCAGCGGTAACTCGTATATATGTTGCTACCGCAGCGGGAACGTGGACTAACATTACGTGTGCCGCATAATAATTTCTGGTTCCTTTGATCCCCGCGAGGTTGCACTTGTGGGGATCATATATCTTTTATAGGCTTAGACAAAACTTAACTTTAAAGGAACCTTTATGAACATAGTTCAATCAGTTGTGCTCGAAACAAATCGCTCAGGTCGTTATATCTTTTTGTCTGTTCCGGTAGGCGTAAGCTATGATGAAGCTCTCGATGCTATTCAAGAAATGAGTGCAGCAGTACAAGACATGAAAGACAAAGATCCAAGAAGTAAGCCTGTAGAAGAGCCAGAAGTTAAAGCAGAATTAGTGTAATAATAACACTTTACTTTAAAGGAAGTGTAATGAGCTTTGGAAATAGAGCCTTATTTGAACCCTTGAGAAGACTAGCAGAGCCTCTACTGGCTACGTATCAGCCGCTTGAAACTGCGGCGCCAATAGCACCTCTTTTGAATCAATCGCGCATGTTGATCATTGTTAACAATCTCAATACCGATATTTTAATATCATTTGATGCCGTTAATGATCATCTTTTTATGCCCCAGTCGAGCCAGATAACATTGGATTTCACGAGTAATGAAGTTGATATGAATGGCTTATTTATCGCTTTGGGTACTACCATATATGCAAAATATAGTTCAGCTGCTGCAACAACGGGTGCCGTATATGCTTCTTCTATATATGCATATGGCGATAACTAAGAGGAGATGCTATGTCACAGTTTACGAGAAGTAATATAGGAACTATGCCGGTAGGCCCTTATGTAGCGACCTTGACCGGTGATGATATGGTGGTTGTCCCCGCATCAGCATCTAATAATATTAACGTTGTTGGTGATGGCGTTAATATAACCACCACCGGCAATGCAGGCGCTAATAAATTAACTATATCCCTTATTAATAACCTCGATGTTGCGGCTACGACTACCGATAATACACCAACACTTGCCTATACCTTAGCAACAGCTAACAATAAGGGGTATGCGATATTTGTTAAGGCAGTTGGCTCTTATGCCACCTATGCTAATGCATTGGCGCAGGCCGTATCGGGCGTGGCCCTCAATGATGCCGGAACCCTTACTACGGTGGGAAGCCAAGGTACGGCGGTAACGACGGGTGGATTTCCTGCCAACATAGGACCAAGTAACCCAAACCGTTATGGGGTGAGCTTTACCGTATCAGGCACCAATGTCTTAATTAATGTTACGGGTGTGGCAGCTACCAATATGAACTGGACCCTTAACATCCAATATTTCGTGGCATAAGGAGGATATATGGCTATTATACAGACATTAGATACCTTTGCAGGAAGCCCCTTTCTCTACCAAGAGTCAGTAGCTTCTATGGCATTTGGTATTGATACGGCATCAAGTGATGCAATTAAATTGGTAGCGCTGGCAACGAATGGCGCTGTAGTTTCAGGAACAGCTCAATTAACGATTGGCACCACAACTAATGGTGCAATTACCCTAGCGCCCAATGGTACTGGTGCAACTGTTCTTGCCAATGGTGATTTAGATGTAGACGCTGGTAACATATTCATGCCTGCATCTACTTCCGCACAAGGCATATACTATATAAATGCAACGCCATTTATGAGTGATTTTGGTAATTCTAATAACGTTTTTCTTGGCGCTAATGCGGGTAATTTCACTGGTTCATTCAACATGAGTGTTTTTGTTGGTGCATCAGCAGGAGGTGCTTCAGTAACTTCTCAAAATAATACACTTATAGGTTCTGTTGCAGGCGGAGGGCTTACAACGGGTAGTAATAATACTCTTATAGGTAGCGATTCATGCGAGTTTCTTACGACCGGTTCAAGTAATATCGCATTGGGTGCTGCTTTCTATGCCACTTTTCCTAATTCAGGTGGGGCTCTTGCTCGTTTAGTTAGTGGAAACAACAATATTGCCATAGGGTCTATGTTTAATAGTTCTCCTAATGGTAGTGGTCCTGGTTATAATTACACAACTTCAGAGTCAAATAACATCGTTATTGGGGGGGCAACAGTTGGCACTACTGGTGAATCAAATGTAATGCGCCTGGGAACATCAGGATCTGGTTCCGGTCAAGTTAATGCCACGTATGTTGCTGGTATCTACGGCGTCAATGTGGGCAGTGTTGCATCAGTTGTATCAATAGATTCAAGTGGTCAGCTAGGAGAAACAGTCATTACGGCTGGCGCTGGCGTTTCTGTCACGGCCGGAGCTAATACTATCACTATAGCTTCTTCTGGTGGTGGTGGTGGATTGACCTGGTATGATGTTACCGGTGGATCAGCTACAATGGCAGCAGGGAGTGGTTATATTGCTGATTCAGGAAGCTTAACAACGCTCACATTACCAGCTAATAATGCCTTTGGTGATACTATTAAGGTTGTAGGTAAGGGCGCTGGTGGGTGGAAGATTGTATACACCACCGGCCAGAATATTGTATTTGGCACTTCAACAAGTGCGACCACAACAGGTGATATTTCCTCAAATAATGCCAGTGATTGTGTAGAAATAGTATGTACTACCGCAAGCGCTACAGCTCCAATATTTACGGTAATATCCTCCATAGGTAATATAACGATTGTCTAAGGAGTAAATATGGCAACGAATAATGGCTTAAATCATTCGTCTGCGCCGTTTACGGTTACATCAGGTGACCTGTCCGTATCGTCCGGTAATATTAATATGCCCACGCCAACTTCTTCGATAGGGGTATATAATATAAATGGATTCCGCTTTATGTATGAGTATGGTGCCAGTACGTTCTTAGGAAGAGCTTCGGGTAATTTTACGGCATCCGGTACAGATAATATTGGGATTGGTGTCAATTCTGCCCAAGCATTATCTACCGGTGCTTATAACACGTTGATTGGTAACTCAGCAGGGATAGCAATCAATAGCGGAAGTCAAAATTGTGCACTTGGTAGCTATTCTTTCGTGACGGCAACAAGCGCGGAAAATAATATAGCTATAGGAAGCGGTATTGATCCCGCTATCGATGTAGGAGGGCCTTTGGCCCAACTGACTACGGGGAGAAGTAATATCGCCATAGGAAGTTGTATTTCCTCTAATCCATCTACCGGTGCCGGCTATAATTATATTAATGGAGAGTCTTCCAATATTATCCTAGGAGGTATGACACTAGGTACGGCAACTGAATCAAACGTAATGAGGCTTGGAACGAGTGGAAGCTCTGAAGGTGAGATAAATACTACCTATATCGCGGGCGTGTATGGCGTTAATGCAGGATCAATAGCAAACGTTGCCACTGTTGCAACCACAGGTAAATTCGGTACGGCAGCAATAACTGCTGGCGTAGGAATATCAGTGACGCCATCTGCTAATACTATAACGGTAGCGGCGACTGGTTCCAATTCATCATTACCGGCGTTCTTAGCGATTCTTGAGTCCAATGATAATAATGTGACAGGCGATGGAGCGCTTTACACCATGGGAACCAATGTCGCTCTCACCAAGATATATGATCAGACAAGTAGCTTCAATACCAATGGCACTTTTACCGCTCCGGTGACGGGTAAGTATTTCCTTCATACACAGCTCATCATAGGTAGTTGTACGACTGCCTTTACGTTTAGTACGTACATTGTTACGAGTTCAAGAACATATCAAACTCAATTTGAAAGAACTGCTTCAAGCCACAATGGGTTTGGTAACAATAGTATTGTTGCTCTCATGACTGCGGGCGATACTGCCATAGTGCAAGTATCGTCAGGAGGAGAATCAGGTAATACTAACGGTCTTGACGGGTCGGGCTCCTGTTTGTTTACGGGATACTTAGTCTGTTAATAACCATTTAAAGGATATATTATGGCTACAAATAATTCAGCCGATTACAGTCCAACGCAGTATAATGTGCAAGTTGGCGGGGCGAACGGCGCTTTAGCAAATATAGCTCCATCAGCCACTTCAGGTGTTCCGATAATCTCTGGTGGATCCTCTGCCAATCCTAGTTTTGGTACCGCGGTAGTAGCGGGAGGTGGTACGGGTGTGGCAACAATGACAACTGCTTACGCACCCGTTTGTGCTGGTACGACAGCAACAGGAGCACTTCAGGTAGCATCAACAGGATTGTCTACTTCAGGATATGTTCTAACAAGCAATGGATCTTCAGCATTGCCTAGTTTTAAAGCAGCTTCCGGAGGAATAGCATCTGTAGCTATACAAGTTTTTACCTCTTCTGGAACTTATACTCCTACTTCTGGAATGCTTTATTGCATTATTGAATGCGTGGGTGGTGGCGGTGGCGGTGGTGGCAATGCGGGGACTGCCCCTAACACAACTTCTGGTGGTGGCGGTGGATCTGGAAGCTATTCTAGAAAAGTATCAAGTGCTGCCGCAATAGGCGCCTCTCAGACTGTTACCATTGGAGCTGCCGGGGCTGGCGGAGTTTCTGGTCAGAATAATGGTGGCAACGGAGGAGATACTTCTGTAGGAACGATATGTATAGGTAAAGGTGGCGGTGGTGGTGGTGGCGCAGCTGGTAATATCATTGGTGGAGCCCCTGGCGCAGGTGGTGTAGCGGGTACGGGAGATTTTACAAGTACCGGAACTCCTGGTGGCGTTGGTCTATATATCAATCAGACTGCTACCACCGGAAGTGCAAATGGTGGATCATTTGGTGGGCCATCTTTTTTTGGTGGCGGAGCCATAGCTCTTATTTTCACTAATACTGGTAATGGAAACGCGGCTACCAATTATGGGGCTGGTGGTGGAGGTGGCTATGGTTGGAATGTTACTGCTAATCAATCTGGTGGCGCCGGATCAGCAGGGGTTATAATTATAACTGAGTATATATAAATACTAAGGATTGCTATGGAATTATCATCAATATATAAAGTGATATTGCTCATAGTCTCTCTTATTATTGGCGTGAGTGCACATATTATATACTTGCGCCAATCAACATCGCCTCTGGTTAAAGAGATTGCTCAAGATGTTGAAGAAATCTCTGAAGAAGTAATCAAGGATGAATCGGGTATGGATATTCGCTCATTTACTGATATGGTATCTACTCCTCAATCACCACAAATGCATCAGATATAAAGAAAACCCCTCGTCTGAAACATGACGAGGGGAAAAATATTCTCCCTTAAAACAAGGAGAACGGAGTTGTCCCAGAAGGGCCACCTGGAAAGGAAAAAAGGAAGAAAAACCAGGCGCCCAAATTTATTAAACTTATCGTTGATAACTTGCATCATTATCTTCATTTTGCGGCTGAAGTCCTAATATTGTCAATGTTTCATATCTTCGTGCATATGTTCTTCTTGATCCTATCTGCTGCATAAGTGTTAGTTTTTCCTTACTTTTTTCATATTCCTCAGGAATAATCGCAGGAACAGTAAATTGAGACTCGAAGAATTGGCCGCTTATATGAGTGATTCTGGTGTGCAATACACCATCTTTGGATGAATATTGCCTGAATGCTAAGCCATATTTATTAAGAATAGGAGTAACCATCTCAAGGATATCTTCAAGAACTGCATATTTTCCTACAAATGACTTATGAGTCTTAAGAACCGGCCCGAATTCCATTTGGGATGCTATAAAAGCAGGAATAATCTGGTCTTGTTCCTGAGATTGCAACGAAGATAATTCCATTCCTCTTCGTATCAAAGCATCTCGCTCTTTAATCAGCTTTTCTAGTAGGTTTTCCATTATTTACCTCTTACAGCATTCATTGTTTTTATCATGCAATGGGCTCGTATCATGTCTAAATTATTTTCCATAAATTATCCTATCGTTTGGAGGGGACCGCCATAAGCAGTGAAAGACGGCCCTCAGAGTAGTAGTGAAGTCTATATCTCTATATTTTTAATATTTATTTCAATATCTAATAAATCTGCAATTGTGTTTATAAATTCTCTAAGAGCAATACTCTTCTTCTCTACAATTTCTTCTGAATCAGTATTATGTATAGAAAAAAATATTGATTGTTCTTCTAAGGTAAGAGAAAAAGTCACTGCATTAATGAGAGAACATAAATCTGGCATACAATTAATAACTTTTTTTCTATCTTCTTCATTGGATATGCTTGTATATACTTTAAACAGAAACTTTTCTAATTTTTCTTCTCCAGCTTTAAATAATTCTGTTCCTATCTCTTCTATTCTCATTATTTTTATTTCTTTATTTTCCATAAATTATCCTATCGTTTGCAGCAGTTTTCATCATTATCATGTAAGGGGAATCCATGCTGATAATATTCATCTTTATGTTCAATTATTCCCGACAGTCCGAAGCTCTGTCCATCTTCATAATTACTTACACACGTCCTACTGCAGAACTCTTCTTTCTCAAATGCTTTAAACTTAAACACTTCGTCTTTTAACTTCGAGAAGCATGAATAACATTTGATAGAGTTACGAGATTTAATAGTTAAATACATCTTTTTCCTTTGTTTTAATTATTGACTACATTAATATAACTGATATAATTAATATTATCAAGATAAATGTGATAATTAACATAAGCATAGGGGTCATCGATGGAATACTTTGAAGAAGAAGAAATAGAGGCGCATGAATTGCGTAAGAGATTGTGGAAACTGGTTAATAATTCTAAGTTAAGTCTCAATCAGCACAGTAAAGGCATGGGAGTTAACGGAGGTACTCTTACTAACTTTCTCAAGATGAGGATTGAGAATCCTGCATATCATACACTGGTAAAGATAAAGAATTATTTAGAAGCTCAAAAAGGATAATGATGTTTGATAGAGAAGATATCACCTATGCAATGAAACTTATTGTAGTGAGTATATTTTTGCTGTTCTTCTCTATCACTACGTTTGTTGTCGTGGGATCATTTTTTCTGTATATACTTTTTTACTTACTCTTGTACGTCGTTATGCGCTAGGGGTGCTTTAGTGCCCATTGGCTTGCGACGAATAACACGTTTTTTGATGATTGGTGGTATGGCGGGAGAAGATTGGCTTACCTCATCCCCTTTTAGGCGTAATATAATTATTCCTGAAACTATAAGTACCAATATTAGGGTGCTGTATATCATCGTATTCCTCGAGCATAACTTATCTTTTTATTCATACTTATTTACTGGTTTTTGTTCAACATCGTATATTATTGTTACTTTTTTGGTCTTATCTTTTGGGCGTATCGATACTTCTATTTTTTCAAAGAAAAAATACTGAGAAGGATGTATAATTAATGTTTCATCTTCCTTAACAGATGCGACTAATGTGCCATTTATGGTTATGAATACAGTTTCATTTGAATTATTTAATATACCCAACATTTCATTATCATTTAGTCTTTCAACAATTAACTTTTGTTGTAACCCTATTTCTATATTATTCATATATCTTTCTTAGGCGGGGACCGCCATAAGCAGTGAAACGGTCCCCGCAGTAGTAATGAAGTCTCAATTGTTAAGGGGCATCAATGCCTTGTCGATGATCGTATAATATTTTGTAATAGTTTCAATATCTCTGATGTAATTATCCAATCTGCTCTTGTCGCTATTGAGTTTCCTCTGGCGCTCTTCAATCAACTTAGTTTCTCTTTCAATGAGCGCCTTAAGATCATCAATCATCTTCTGAATATCTATCACTTTTTTCCTTATGATATAAGTTTATAGAGTTATCCCAGTTTTTTATTGCGTTGGATAAGACTAAATCTTCCTTTTTCATCTTGGTTTTTCTTATGGGCTCTCTTATTTCTTTCTTTTTATTCTCCCACACTCTCCATTGATACAGCTCTCTCATCATCTTCTCCATACGAGGGAATGTTCGTATGATCCATTGGTCCCATGGACGAACCGCATGGGCGATGCGAGCCATTTTACTGTACATATCAGTTAAGTTATCCTTATCTCCATAGGGACTTTGCATCAAGATATTGAATTTATCCGCAAGATCCATTAGTTCATTAACTTTAGCATTGAGAAACTCTTCTGTTTCAATGATTGACTTGTTAATTAGTTTCATAACCACTCTCTTTTAGTTATTTATTACATGGACAGCTAGCGCAGTGAGAAATAGCATTAACGGGAAATTTAGGCAACAATGCGAAATATGTTGGTTCAGGTATTTCATGCTCATCATCATGAGCGTAAATAGATAGTTGCCATTTTGGTTTATTGAGGCGCTCATCTTCTGACCATAGTGCTACGGATACACTCCCTCTATGATAAATAAGTACTTCTATCCCTTCTTCTGGATAGCAATCGCCTATTTTAATCCATGATACTGAACTTACTTTTTCTGTATTAACCATTTTATTGTCCTTTATGTGTTTATTGACTTTACTCAATTACTAGATTATCATATTAATATAATAAGTCAAACAATATATAGGATAATTAATGAATCGATACGACTTTATCACCAACCAGAATCGTGAAGCTATTGTTAAAGTTCTTAAAACGGTAGATATAGCGAGCCTCTCAAAAGAGATAGGCATAAACCCTATAACACTCAAGTCGTTCGCTTCAGGAATGTGGACGCCAGAGATGAAGACTCTTGCAAAGATAGAAAACTATCTTAAGAAACAAAAAGGATCTTATGGTGAATGATTATATATTCAACGGCATTATGGGTACGTTAGGAGTTCTGTTAGTCATAATGATTATTAACCATGTGCGAGATTATCGTATGACTAAAGCGCGCATAGAGATATTGGCGACCAAGGAGATCATGACGCCAGAAGAGCGAGCGGAGCTGAGTGATTTAATGAAAAAACTTATGCCCGACAAGAAGGATAGATAATGAAAGATATATGGAAAGTTAATCTCATGACTATGGTTCTCTATATTGCATTGCATGTAGACACTGATCCTTCCATGGAGACCCTTGAGATGGTAGGAAGGCTCGCTATTATAGGCCTTTATTTGATGGTTATATTTGTATTCGTATCAGAATTAGAGCATTAAAAAAGGGAGCTTTTCGCTCCCCCTAACGCGCTCTTGCTTAAGTCGGAAACTTATATTAGCATAGAGCAATTGATAATAACGTTTAGAAAACAATAAAGAGAACTTTGAACGAGTTCTCTTTATATCCAAGCAACAAGGATCATCTTGTTACATGTAGAAAAGAATAAACCAAAACATTCACGAAGTCAACAAGAGGCTCGACTAAAGGGTTATAACCTTCTAGCTCACGAGTTTAATGACAAAGAGCATATCGATGATGTCAATATGCGCCTCCAGAGCATATATCCAGCTGCAAGAGATACATACTCCTTCCTCGTCAAACAATACGCCCTCTATGGTAAATGTTTTCCCTCAGTTGATACTATCGCTCGGCGAGGTAGAGGAAATGACTACGTAGTGAGTCCTCGTACTGTTCATCGTCACCTTAGACTTTTAGTTAAGGTTGGATTGCTTCACATGCAATATCGCCACTTTAAGACATCGCTCTATACAATTGATGCATGGTTTATGAAGAACCGTGATTTCTTTAGGAAGTATCTCCCCTCAGTTGCCTTCCTCAGCCTATCGTTACTTCTCAGTTCTGTAGATGCTTTTGAGGGCCGTGTCATACAGAATAAATATAAGTTAAATACCAATACCTCTTCTTCACTTATTTTTTCAAAAAACAACTTACCACTTAATAAGTTTAGGGTAAGTGATATGTACGTTACTAAAAAAGGACTACTAATGAACTCTATCCCACCGTATATCTTAGCTATAACTGAACTTAACTTAGAGCCTGCTGGCGCTATAGAGCTTTCGGCGTTCAGTGAAGCCGACATTCTGTATGGAAGAAAGGCTCTCCAGAAGCAAACAGTTAAGTTGCTTAACCCCTTTGCATGGTTGGTCTCAGTCTGCAAGGTAAGTGCTACCAATGCCGGTAGACAGCCTAACTGGGTGCTCGTCAACCAGATGAAGCTTATTGCCGGCGTTACGGATAAGTGTTTAAGATATACAGAAGTAGAGGGAAGATCAGAACTCAGCCCTTACGGATCTTCGTTCATGAATAACAATTATAAAAAGAGTTCCCACAAGGGGAAGGTCAAAGATGTTGCTTACGAGCCATATAAGCCGGTGGAAAGAGTGGCTGAAGAGGATCCCTTGGTAGCAGCGTTCAAGGTTGCCAAAGCCGTGTGTACGGTCAACTATTACTTCGGCAACCCTTGGTATGATAAGCTTACCCATGACCAAAAGGTATCATTGCACCAAGAATATCCAACGTATGCACGTCTGGCACACGTAAATTCTCCTTCAGTTGAAAGTTTGTCTAAAAACAACTCTACTAACTTAGACTTAGAAGATGAATCGATCTGGGTTGAGATTGATGAGATAGTGAGTGGCATGTCTAACTTCAAGCGTGAGCCATTAGACGAGGCCAGCTTGCCCCTATATACCGTGGAGAAAGATGAGTTTGATGAGATGGTTGAGCGGTATGTTTCGCGGCCAAGCGAAGGAGGTAGAAATTTGTCACGATCTCATTTCCAACCGATAGGAAATATTCTAGAATCGGTGTTAGGAACTCAACCGTAAAAAATTGGATGTATTATGAATCATAAAATAGTAACGATGGTCCTCCTCCTCTCTAGTATCCCGCATGTAACAGTGCGGGGTGTAATCACTGATAAGCCGGTAGATACTTTTGACATTGTAGAAGATCAAGATGAAGAAGAAGCAGGGTGCTGTTATGAAGCTGCCATGCTTAATATTGATTATGCTACCCCTGAAGATCTGGTACAAGATGTTGTTGATATAGCGTGCTATGCCGTGAACAAGATTGCCGTTATAGAAAATAGGCAAGAAAGCTTAGAGAAAAGAGTTTCGGTGCTTGAAGGAAATATTAAATGAATAATAAAATACTTATAGCACTTATTCTATCAACTACGTCTGGGTGCTCGCAGGATCTTTATGATTATTCGGCTGTATGTGAGCCACATATTGACCACATCGTTCGTAACTTAGATTACTTGTCTGATAATAATTCTCTTATGAAAGAAACGATAGGCAAACTTCGTGAAGAAGTGGATGAGTTACAACATCATGTAACTTTTTTGTTAAAGAGAAATGCCGTGTTGGAATCGACGGTGCTGAGATTATGTGAGGATATGACGACGTTAGAAGCTCGATAACTTTATGCTATATGAAGGGATAGTATGAATGGAAAGAGGACATACGTTATTAAGGGTGCTCCTATTGCGTGGAAGAGGTCTGGGCGCCAAGGCAATTACTATTATGATTCACAGATATTTGAAAAAGAAAGAGCTCGTATAGAGATGCTCACCCAGGATCCTTATGAAATAGTTCAAGGCCCTATTTATATAGACTTAACGTTTTACTTACCTATTCCTTTGTCTATAGGAAGAGTAAAGCGTGAGCTATTAGAGGGTAAGCCCCATGATAAAAAACCTGATCGCGATAATCTTGAGAAGTTTATTTTTGATGCGCTACGTGGTGTTCTTTATACCGACGATGCGCAAATAGCCGATGGTATAGTTCGTAAGATATATTCTTTAGAACCCCGTACCGAGATCGTAATCTATAAACTCTAGGAGCTTCTATGGAACTTGTACAATCCCAAGCAGATTTCTCTCTTGATGTTGCAAAACTTATATCGTTTATACACGCCCAGAACTATTACTGTACTTTTGGCGAAGCATTCCGGACGCCAGAACAAGCTGCTATCTATGCACAAGAAGGGAAAGGTATATCAAAATCACTCCACACTAAGCGATTGGCTATTGATCTTAATATCTATGATGCTAAGGCTAACCTTCTTACTGATAGTGCCGACTATGAGAAGTTTGGTATCTTTTGGGAATCACTTAATAAGACTAATAGATGGGGTGGCTACTTTGTGAGTAAATATGGTGGGCATATCGTAGATGGCGATCATTTTGAGAGAAATGTTACATGAGGAATATGATTATATTTATTGTGTTTATTGTAATTACTGTTATTTATTATATCAATATCGTTAATAAGTAGGAGGTATAATGGATAGTGGTATAGAAAAGATGTTAGAAGAATATCCCAAATTCCTGTCATCACAAGACCTTATTGATTTAGGTATTTATAAATCGATAGATTCTTGCTATATGAGTAGAGTTCGACTAGAGGGTCCTCAGTGGATAAAATTAGGACGTAAAATACTTTACCCTAAGAATTTATTAGTTGAATTCCTCACAAGTCGTATGATGAAAAAGAGGAGGAGTAATGGATAAAAAAAGAGAGAGTAGCAAAGAGATAACTAATGTGTCAAAAAGTGAGACTCCTTTTAAAACCGCTAGAGATATGCTTTCTTGGAACACTGTTAATTACTCAGAAAAGCTCATAAATAAGATATGTGAAGATGTTTTAGAATGGAGTCGAAGAGATGACGCTGAAGACATGTTAAGTTTCTTTAGGATTTATGGAATTCCTCGTCAAAAGTATTATTTCTTGAAAAAGAGAAACGATAATTTGTCGCAAGTTCATGAAATAGTTCTTGATAATATAGGCGAGAGGCTCCAAAAAAAGGCACGATATAAAGACTTCAATTGGGATAATAAAGCAGTTATACCCGTCCTTAAGATTTATCACCCTGACTGGAGACAGGTATGGGAAGAAGATCAAGCAGCTCAAGCTAAACTTAACGAAGCAGTAGAGATACATATGAAGACCTATCATGACCAAAATAATAAACCTGGATAAGTTTGTCCCCCGAGCTTATCAGATACCTCTTATCAATGCCCTCGAGTCTGGCAAATACAGACGTATATTGGCCATATGGCATCGCCGTGCTGGCAAAGATATCGTAGCATTCAACCTTATGATTCGTGCAGCTCTGACCAAGGTGGGAGTCTATTATTATATATTCGGTACCTATTCACAATGCCGTAAAGTAATATGGGATTCTATTACCTCTTCTGGGCAGAAGTTCTTAGACTTTATACCCAAAGAACTGGTGACTAATACTCATTCTACTGAGATGAAGATAACCCTGCTCAATGGATCAATCATACAACTGGTTGGATCGGATAATATAGATTCACTTATGGGAACCAATCCTATAGGTGTTTGCTTTTCTGAGTATGCTTTACAGGATCCTACCGCATACCAATTTATTCGCCCCATACTGGTAGCTAATGGTGGGTGGAGTATATTCATATCAACTCCTCGAGGAAAGAATCACCTGTTTGATCTGTATCGCATAGCTGTGGATAACCCAGAGACATGGTTTACTTCTAAGTTAACCATTGAGGATACGGGAATTATATCCAAAGAAGAGATAGATCGTGAGATAAAAGAGGGACTTATTAGTGAAGATCTGTCACTTCAAGAGTACTATTGTAGCTTTACCATGGGTGTTGAGGGTGCATATTACAGTAAATATATAGATAATCTTCGTCTTCGCACGCAGATCACAAATGTTCCGTGGGAGGCCGCTTTCCCTGTTCATACCGCATGGGATATAGGGGTACGTGATAGTACTGCCATCATATTTTTTCAGCAAATTGGTACCACGGTTCGCATCATAGATTTCTATGAGAAGTCCAAAGAGGGCTTAGAACATTATATTAAGTACTTAGACTCCAAACCTTATAAGTATGGAAAGCATATAGCGCCTCATGATATAGCGGTACGAGAGTTTGGATCAGGAATGACGAGATTGGAGAAGGCTAAGAACTTAGGGATACGATTCATAGTTGCTGATAACATAAGCATAATGGATGGGATAGAGGCTGTGCGATCCGCTTTTAGTAAAGTATATATAGATCAAAACAATTGTTCATTGCTTATCAAGGCGCTCGAGAACTATAGGCAAGAGTGGGACTCTAAGAAAAAAGTATATTCTCCTCATCCTCTGCATGATAATAATTCGCACGCGGCAGACGCGATGCGATATCTGTGTGTATCGTTGTCCAAGACTTCAGATGGTATGAGTGCTAAGGATGCACAGAGCCTTAAGTCTATGGCTATGGGTGGGCATGCACGAGTAGGTGGAGATTTCTTTAATGATCCTATGGGAATGCAGAAATATTAAGGAGATGCTATGGCGTGGAATGCGGTGGATATGAAAGAACTTATTGGAAAAGTGATACATAAAATATATATCAACGAAGATGACAACGTTCTTAAGTTCATAGTGGAAAATGGCGAGATGTTCTATGGAGCAGTAGGAGATTGCTGCTCTCGCTGCTGGTTTAATGATATTCTCTATCCGCATCTTAATGATGGCGATGTCATGTTTGTTTTCGATGTAAAAAATCTAGATGGAGATAATGTTTCTTCAGATCCAAGCCCTAAAGATGAAAAGTATAATGATTTTATAGGCGCCTGTATCGATTATCATGGCATACAAATAAGAACATCTAAGGGAGATATTACCATTACTTATAGAAATGTTTCTAACGGTTATTATAAGGGATCATGTTTTTTAATGGATGATCGTTATAGTGAATTAAGAGATAGGCATAATCGAGAAGATACTTGGCGAGAATGGAAGGAGTGACTATCAAAGTCAAGGACAGCATGAGTTCTATTCTCGTCCGGGGCGCCATATAAAGAATAACTTGCCTTACCATCTGTTGCTTTTTAGAATGGGTCTATATTAAAAAGATTAAAGGGGATGTCTATGTCACAGTTTCCTAATATTCCACAGATGTTTCAGAATACAGACAAGTATGGAAGCACCGGCATTCTTCAGCGATACGAAACATTTTACCTTGATGCGGTCACTCCCAATCAACAGTTCTGGAGTGAGGCGTCGGTTGATACACGATTTTATGCGGGTGATCAGTCTGTATGGAATGAATATTATGGAAACACGCGCATATCCAATAACCGACAATTTAACTTTAACTTGATTCGTCCCGTTGTAGAAATGATCAGCGGCTACCAACGTCGTAACCGTAAATCGACGGTCGTGGTTCCGGTATCCAATGCAGATGACCATACAGCCGACCAGTTTACTAAGATACTTATGTGGCAAGCAAACCAAGAAGGCACGCTTGAAACCATATCTGAAGCATTCCAAGGCGCTCTCATATCAGGCATGAACCTGTTACAGGTATGGGTGGACTATCGTGCCGATCCTATATCAGGAGATATTAAAGTTACCAATCGTTCGTATAATACGGTGGTGCTTGATCCTTACTTTAAGAGACAGGATCTTTCTGATTGCCGGTTCATTATGACGCGTTCATATATGTCCAAGCAGGAGATTGCTTCATTGCTTCCTGATAACGCAGCGCAGGTTATGAATATGGATGCGATTGGTAATCGTGATGGCAAGTTCCAGTATATGCCCGAGACTTATAACTATAATATGAACAACTTACTTATGTATGATGAGTTTTATTATAGGGACTACCGTGAGCAAAAACTTATTGTTGATGAGCGCACCGGCGCAACCATGGAATGGACCGGTACGGACGAAGAGCTTAAGATGTATTTGTATGCTATGCAAGGTGTATCGGTCGTTAACCAAACCATTCCGACCGTCAAGATGGCCATTATTGTTCAGGGCCAAGTTATGTATGATGGGCCCAATCCTTTGGGGATTGATGAGTATGGATTCGTTCCTGTTCTAGCCTATTATACTCCTGAGCTCCCCTACCTTCAGTTCCGTATGCAAGGGGTGGTTCGTTGCTTAAGAGATGCCCAATATCTCTACAATCGCCGTAAAATTATTGAACTTGATATTCTCGAGTCGCAAATCAACTCTGGTTGGATAGCAAAAGAGGATTCGGTTGTTGATCCTCAAGAGCTCTATAAGACCGGCCAGGGCCAAGTTATATGGAAGAAATCGCACACGATGCCTGAAGATCTTATCCAGGTGCAGGCAGCACAGGTGCCACCATCTATGTTCCAAGCTTCAGATAACCTTGCTGATCTTATCAATAAGATATCAGGAGCTAATGAAGAGCTTATGGGATCTGCGGTTGATGATAAAGCCGGCATACTCTCTATGCTGCGCCAAGGTGCAGGTCTTACAACCCTGCAAAGACTCTTTGACCAGCTTGATTTCTCTCAAAAACTACTTGGTCGTATCATGATACAGATCATCCAGGCTAACTTTGCACCAGGCAAGATAGGCATGATTCTTTCAGAAGAGCCGTCAGAGCGATTCTTTAGTAAGAACTTTGGGCGCTATGATGCTGCCGTTGAAGAAGGGTTTAATACGTCTACCCAACGACAAATGCAATTTGCTCAATTGTTACACCTTCGTGAAGTGGGCATTAACATTCCTGAAGAAACTATTATCAATGCTGCTACCTTACAAGATAAAAGGGATCTCATTGAACAACTTAAACAGCAGCAGCAACAGCAGCAACAAATGCAGCAGGCGCAAGCGCAATCGGAGATGCAAGAACAGCAAGCAACCATACAAATGGCGCAAGCGCGTGCAGATGCTGATAGAGGATTGGCTGAAGAACGCATAAGCAGAGTTAGTGAGAACCAGGCACTGGCGGTAGAGCGTATGAGCCAAGCCTATAAAGAAGAAGAAGAAGCGCTCCTTAATAAGGTTAAGATCCTTAAAGAGCTTCAATCAATAGACTTAACTCACTTAGAAAAGCTCAATTCATTAGCGCGATCTATGAAGCAAGAAGAGCATGAGGACATTATCCGTCATGCGGCACAGCAAAGTGCTCTGATGCGGGAGATGGAAAACTCTTCCAATAATAATAGGATGCAAGAACAGGCCATGGCGGCACAACCTCCCGTTATGGAACAAGTAGATAGAGGTCAAAACCTTGCAGCTTAGCTGCAGTTTCTACAAGGATGTAGTATGGCAAAACACAAAAGACATCATGATGCAATGATGAATCGTGATGTAGCGGGACGTGAAGGACAACAACATGGCGCAATGATCAAAAATGATCGTTCAATGCCATCTAATCTTCCTCAAGACGTGATGATGAAGTCATATCCTGAGCAAGGTTTCTTCAATAGCTACATAGATGACAGCATCTATGGGATTGATGGCCAGCATGAAGAAGGCGTTAAAGGTCTGAAAAGACAAGTTCGCTCACGCATGTTCTAAAAACATTATTGGGGGAACGGACCACAGCATGAAAGTTCCCCTGATAAATAAAGGTAAATCATGATAATGCCAAGGCCTAAAACTAAAGCCACTAAGATAGCTCAAGCCATTACGGGGATTCCACAGAACCTCAAGAATGGTAATGATGCGGTCTATAAGAAGTCGGGGCCTGACTATGGGTTCACCTATGGTCATCGTCTGACGGGAACTATTCTACGAGGTGGAGGAAGTTAATATGAAAAAGAAAGTAGCAGTTGCTAAGGGAGTGAAGGTTGCCCATGGCGTTGAAAGCAAGATGCGAGAAAAGGAAGGATCCTCTTCAGCAGGAAAATATAAGCATGTTGCTCCTAAAGATTTCGCTGGCAAAGCTGGCGGCGCAAGCAGCTATTCTTTTCCTATCAATACTTTGGCTCACGCGCGTAATGCGCTAGCACGCGCTCACTTTGCACCAGACCCTGAAGGCATCAAGAGATCGGTGTATGCGAAGTGGCCTGAATTAAAGGCAAGGAAGAAAGCTCGTGAGAAAAAGGACTAACTTTAACTTAAGTAATTTTGTATCTCAAAAATTAACCCGTAAGGGAAGGAAGTATACCATGCCAAAATCTGATAAAATGTGTGATTCATGCAAATGCAAAGTTAATATGATGCATGAGATGAAAAAAGATAAGCATAAAGAAGATAAATCAAAGAAGCATGAAGAGCATAAAGATAAAATGAAAAAAGATCCTAAGTCTAAGCAGGTAAGTGTTGGTCGTGAAAAAATCGACAAAGTTATGCATGAATATGGCATGGGAGAACTTCACTCTGGTTCAAAAATGGGCCCTAAAGTAACCAGTCCACGTCAAGCAGTTGCGATAGCATATTCAGAAGCTAAGCGCTCCCGAAAAAAGAAAAAATAATGACTAAATCATTAAAGCATGACCGACCTACGGTTGGAACACTGGTTTATGATACATTACAGCAAAGCCCTGATACTCATGATGTAAGAGATCAGGGTGGCGAGATGATAAAGCCTTACTTAGGAGAGCTCTTCAAGTCTGTTGATACGGGAAAAGAGCTCTTCCCTGGCGATTTCTTTATTGAAGTACAACAACAACGGTTCAGGCTTTTACACAAAGTATTACGCAACTATTTTATTCCGCGTTCTACGTGTCCTACACCCAATTATGATCAATCCGTATACCGATTTGACCGTAAAAAAGATGAACTTGAGTATATTTGGACCCTTCCAGATCGGGAAAGCGCTTTTGATTTAATCGCCAATGCATTGACAATCGAAGATGAATATCGTGAACTGTTGCAGTATGTGCTTGAATTTAAAGATGGAACCCTTTTTAAGTTAGCACAGAAGCTCAATAATGAAGATAGTCTCAAAACCGGTGTTATATTAAAGGTGTTGGATGACAAACAATCAAATGAACCAGAAAAGCATAGTAGAAGAGTTGACCGACTCGTACAACCAGATGGCTCAGCCTGCTGAACAAGCAGCATCTCAAGAGCAACTGGTCGAGTCAGAGCCATTAGAGGAATCATCCCCGGTTAATGAAGAAGAGTCTACCCCGATAAACAACCAAAGACCGGTCATTGAAGAAGCTGAATCGGCACCACAGTCTGGTCCAAGCAAAGCTATGCGAGATATGCGTCTTAAAGCTGAGCGAGCAGATCAATTGCAACGTGAACGCGATGAAGCAATACAATATGCGCAAGATGTTGAAAGGCAGATAATGCGTGCTATGCAACAGCAGCAAATTCCTTTTGAACAAGAAGAGCCTGATTATGATTATAATAACTTAGACGATGATGACTTAATAAGCGCTAAGGATCTTAAAAGATCTCTGGCCTCAGAGCAAAAGAAAAGAGCTCAACTTGAAGCTCAGATGCGACAGTCACAACAAAACTCATATCGTACTTCTACCATGGCTAACCTTAAAGCTTCCTACAATGACTATGACCAGGTCATGAGTAAGGAAAATATAGCCCAATTAGAACAAATGAGACCAGGGCTCGCCCGTTCATTAGCAACTAACCCTGACTTGGCTGAAATGGCCCGAGAGACATATAATATTATTAAAGACTTAGGTATATACCGGGCGGAACAACCATCCTATTCGGCGCCTAAGAAACAAATACAGGCCAATACGGCCAAGCCTCGCTCGGCTAACTCGGTATCCCCTCAATCGGGAGACACCCCTCTTAATAAAGCAAATATGTTTGCTAATGGGTTAACTGCTGAAGTCAAAGCGGCACTATGGGCCGATATGCAAAAAAACAGAAGTTGGTCATAAGTTCTTTCTTGTTCTCCTTGTTTTATTCGATCAAGGCTGTTCATATTACTATCATGGTATGAATGGCCTTGTAATTTATCTCTTTCTATTATTTGAATTCTCTTTGGGTGTAACCCATCGACAGTTTTCTTTCTCATAGTTTCCATTATTATCGATTCTATCAAGTTGTTTCCCTTCAGGTCTAAATCCCATATCTAATAAGAAACCACTAAATGTATGCCATCTATCACAAATCTTTATTCCACGAGCACCATAGTATTTATAATTCGAATTTGTCTCACTGTTGCATCTTGATTTCATTGATCGCCATGTTATATAAGTTGGTTCATTATTCATACCATGCTTAGTAATATTACATCTATTGCATTGCCTTGTTCTTCCAAGTTTCAATCTAGACGCTGCTATCTTTAATTCTCTTCCGCATTCGCATTGACATAATACATATCGAGCGGTTGGTTTTTTTGAAGCGCTAATATGCAATAATAGTTCTTCATCTTTATAGATTCTTTCATTGCCTACTATCTTAAATTCTCTACAAAATATCTTTCTTTCTTCCCTTGGTACATAAATAACGACTTGTTTAACAAGCCACTTACCATATATTTTCCCAATCATTTCTTCGGTATTTATATATCGTTCTTTTTTGCTACATTCAGAGCACTGTGATGATCTACCATTTTTTAAATTAACTGATCTTACGGGTTTTATGGTTCCGCATTCACACTTACAGTTATAATATTTATATATTGCCGAACTGTTCTGATTAACTTTTATTTCTTCTATAACTTTCCATCTTCCAAACGTATTTCCTATCATTCCTACTATTCCTACTTGCTTGTCATTTGTCATTATTGTATATCTAATCTTAGCGCATCGGAGAAGTCGCTACCTCCATCTATTCCTATCGAGCGTATCGAAGAAGTCGCTCCCTTCAATAAAAGGCGTATTTTTAAGAGTCGCCACCTTAAGTAAAAGTATTCAATCATTAATACTAAGGATAACTTATGGCAATAACAACCACAAGTACTCTTCCTAGCCCAGTGCAGCAAACATTTAATATGAAGCTGTTGGCGGTGCCTGTTCCGTATCTCATCATGAAGATACCTGCAATGAAAGAAAAGCTACCACGCAATGGTGGTAATACCATGAGATTCAGACGTTACAATCCACTTGTACCTTCAACAGTGCCATTGGGTAACTCTGGTATAACTCCCCCATCTCAGAACTTGACCGCATTAGATATTGATGCGCAAATATCTTGGTATGGGCAGTGGTTAGAAATTAACGAACAAGTAGTATTGCAAAACCAAGAAGCAGTTCTTAATGAAGCTGCTATTCGTCTTGGCGTAGCAATGAGAGAAACTGAAGATTTACTCGTTTCTACTATGTTGGCTACTACCGCAACACAAATTAACTGCGTGTACGGTACTAACGGTCAAAACCCAACCAATCTCACTAAGACTGATATCGACAATGTGGTTAAGACATTGCTTGGTGCTAGTGCTCATATGTTTACTGATAACATTGAAGGTGATTTGAAGTTTGGTACATCTCCTGTTCGTCCGTCTTACATTGCGCTGGCGCATACGGACTTAACCAGCAACTTGAATAACGTTCAGAACTTTATTAACTCATCTCAATATCCTAACCAACAACGCGTGTTGGATGGCGAGTGGGGATCAGTTGATAACATGAGATTCTTGGTATCACAATACGGATCTATATCTGCTAATGCTTCTTCTGCTGCACAGAACGTATACAACATATTCTGCTGCGCTAAAGAATCTTATGCCGTTGTTGATCAGGAAGGTGCAACACCAATATTTATTTACAGACCTGCGGTATATTCTGGTCCATTGGCTCAGAACGTTACGGTTGGCTATAAATTTGCTCAAGTTCCACGCTTACTCAATGATGCATGGTTGGCTAATCTTCGTGCAACATTAAGTTAATTTAAGGAGATTATTATGGCTATAATTGGTCAAGGATCGTTTATGCAACCAGCTGCTCCGGCAGGTGGAATTGCGCAAACCATTATCGTTCCTTCAAATCTTGATTCTCTTGAAGTCTGGAACTATACCCAAGCCGCATCTGGTGGTGCAACTACTAATGCTGTCTATTCATATTGGCAACGTCCCAATGGTTCAATAATGATGGGTGATGGTACTCAAGGGGTTTATTATTCAGCGAATGCTGCTGCTCTTGCAGTAGGTGCAAGCGCTTCTGGATCATTTGTTCTTTTCAATCCTTCGACGCTTACCTATGGTCCTGTTAATAATGGATCGACACAGCTTACTGCGTTAACTGCTGCTAATCCTGCGGTTGCAACAGTTGGGTCTACCACAGGTATGAGTGCTGGAAACATAGTTCGCTTTGATACTATGGCTGGCGCTAAACAAAGTTTATTTGCAGGTATTGATTTCAGTGCAGGTTACGGAACATTGACTGGTACTACATTTAGCGTTGATTATCTAAATGCTACTGGTTCTACTACTGGGACAGGTAACTGGAGATTCAGAGTTTATGCACCACAGTGGTATCCTGAACGTCGTGTTATCACTAACATTACGGCAGCTGCTTCTGCGGTTATTACTCTTTCAGTAAATCATAACTTTACTGTTGGCCAGCAGGTTAGACTTGAATTCCCTGGTGGATCAACCTATTGGGGATCATATGCTAATTTAGTTACTGACCCTAACATGTCATATACGGTTACTGCTGTTGATACTGCTACTGGTAATGGTCATAACACTATTACTATTAATGCTAATACGACCGGTTATACCGCATTCTTAACTCAATGGTTAACGAATGGTATTCCTTACACATGGGCACAAGTTGTACCAATTGGTGAAAATAGCGCACAGGCTATTGCAAGCAACTTAAATATCCTTTCTGATGCAACTACTAACTTAGGATATTTGGGTATGACTCTTGCTTCTGGTGCATTATTACCTGCTGGTATAGCAGCCGACGTTGTATTCTGGAGAGCTTTAAAAGCTGACTTCGGCGGTCTGTAAACTGTTTTGACTATCTTCAACCCAGTAAGGCCTTACTGGGTATGGACAATCAGGGGAGAGAGTTTTATGCCCTCTCCTATATCTCTTAAACCTAGGAAGGAACCTATGTCAGAAATTATTAATCAATCAGAATCAGTAGAAAATAAGCCCCTTGAAGATATTGAAAATAAACTTAGTAAGTCCAAGTCTAAAGTTACTATAAAAACTAAGACTCCGTTTGAACTTAAAAAAGAAAAAGATCTTTCTATAGTTAGAGGGCGTTTTGAATTTACTGAGATATCCGGAAAAGGAGCTCCTCTTGAGTTCTCTTACGGCTCTATCTATCAAGATGTTGCCATTAAAAAGTATGTACTTGTTGATAGCGAAACATACGAGCTCCCTTATATGGTAGCAAAACACCTTAATGAATCAGGAAAATATCCTGTTAACCAGTATATGCAAGACGAAAGAGGAAAATCTCACATGAAAGTAGGATCATATGTTCGCCGCTACAACTTTGTACCATTAGATTTTTCAGACGTTGGTCAATTTGATAGCCACATAATCTCTGTAACTAAGGTATAACTATGCCAGCGAATAATGGTGCGGTTGCAACCCCTTTATATCAGCCCGCAATGCGGGTAATTACGAACATAACGAATGCTACAGTTCCCACGGTTACTACTTCATTCGCTCATAATTACACAAGCACTGATATCATCCGTATCGTTATTCCTAGTGGCTTTGGTATGTCGCAAATAAATGGGCTTGTATCGCCGATTGTGGTTACAGGCCCTACTACGTTTACTATCAGTATTAATACACTTAACTTTGATGCTTTTAGCGACCCTAACAATGGCCAATTTGCACAGTCAATTGCTATGGGTGAAAATAGTAGTACGATATATGGCGCTACTATGAATACCGCGCCAAGTTATATAAGATATTTCGTGCCATGATGGCTCCATGATGTTAGGATGGTAGACAAAAGAAAGGGTTTACAATGCCAGATAGTTCACTTGTAGCGATTCAAACTAAAGTTCGTAGGCTTACCCGGTCTCCTTCCGAGAACCAGTTGGATACTCCTACCCTTAATGATTATATTAACACTGCCGTTATCTATGATTTTCCTTCACAACTGAGACTTTTTAGCTTGCGTTCTACCTTCACGTTCTGGACGATTCCTAACGTAGATCAATATGCTACTAACACTACCGAGCCCAATAACCCACTCTATAACTTTCAGAATCAATATATAACCACCCATGAACCTGTGTACATTGGTGGCTTTAAATCTTACTTTACACAGTCGCGAGAAGAGTTTTTTGGCATGTGGCCTCTTATCAACTCGCAGCAACAGATTGCCGTAGGTGATGGCGCTACCACACAATTTAGTAACGTGGTAGGAGCTTTACCCGGTACTTCTCAAAACGTACAAGCCCCTATTATTCAGAATAACGTTACTTTCAGTGCTATTGCTGCTGATAACTCAGCGCTTACCCTGCATGATGTGCCAATCGTTGATCTTGCAGGAAATCCAACGCAATTAGGTAATCTTTATGTTCCTGGTTATGAACCTGCGGTACCACCAACCGTCCAAAATCCCACTAATTATATTAACTACTTAACTGGTCAATACTTTGTAACGTTCATGAATGACCAGAATGCTATTACGCCACCATCGGCAAGCTCGTTAGCCACTTCTCCAAGTCAAAATGCTATTTGGATGCAGGCAATACCTTATATAGCTTCTATTCCTACTTCTATGCTTTATTACGATAATATGTTCACACTTCGTCCGGTGCCGGATATCTCATACCCGGTTACGATGGAAGTATATACGCAGCCTACACAGATTCTTGCGGCAGACCAAAGCCCTCAACTTCAACAATGGTGGCAATATATAGCATACCTAACAGCTAAGAAGTTTTTTGAAGACCGTATGGATCTTGATAGTGTTCAGTTATTAATGCCAGAACTTAAGAATCAAGAGCTCCTGGTGTTGAGAACAACACTTGTACAAGAGGCTAACCAAAGAGCGTCAACCATATACCTACAGCAAGCTTCTATGTCTGCCGGTCCTATTGGCGGCTGGTATGGAGGATGGTAAATGGCATATAATTCCGCAATACCACAATCAACTGATGCGACCAATGTTTCTCAACCGCAGATATTGGCTAATTTTACTTCAATAAATACGACACTGTTAGGTGTTGATAGTGCGGGAATGCTTTTTAATGATCAAGCGCCTGCATATCCAGGGTCGGTGGGTAATGATATAGAAATATTCAGTCGCGTAGCTCAGAATCCCGCTCAAATTGGCGAGAATGTTAACGTATTATGCCTTTCTCAAGCTAATGAAATTATAGAATTTACCGGTGGCCTTACGACAATGCCCGGATGGACACGATTGCCAAGTGGTAACCTTATTAAATGGTTTACTGCTGCTGTTCCTTTAGCGGCCATAGGTGTAAGATCCCAAATCTATACCTATAACTGGACCGTTTCGGCCACTATTCCACGCTTTACTGCTGTCCCTAATATATGGCAAGTAACGAGCGTTACCGGTGCAGCTAACTTCGATGCCGGTGCGGTGTTTATATCCGACAGAAACCTTACGGCCCTTCAGGCATCTATTCAAGTCGATAGTTATAATCAATTGTCACCGGGGTTTATTGGGGGCTGGCAAGCGTTTACGGTATTTTTCTTAGCGATCGGACAAGGATAATATATGGCATATAATTATAATATTCCTCAATCAACCGATAAATTTAAGAATTCATATGCTCAATTACAGGGAAACTTCCAATCTATTAACACGGCGCTTCTTGGTGTGGATAATGGGGGCATTCTTTGTACCAATCAAGCAACTGACCCTGCAACATCAGCCACGCAGATGGCCCTTTATAGTCGTATCGCCCAAAATACGGTACAGCCGGGAGCATTTGCTAATACCCTTTGTGTGAGAAAGAATACAAGTGGTAATGTATATGAGTTTACGGGAGGGGCTGCAAACAATCCTGGATGGACACGGTTGCCAAGTGGCATGCTTATTAAATGGATGCCCGTAACTATCCCCGCAGAACTTGCTGATACATTTGCTACTTTTAATCAAACATGGCCTACCACGACAGGTGGGTATAATATTCCTGCTTTTACTTCAGCACCCACCTATTTCAATCTTATGCCGGTAGCTACCACGGTTACTTCTCCAACGTATGCTAATCCCTATCTGGTGTCAGGATCTCCTACTACCACAACGTATACCATTAAAGTTAATAGTTATAACTATGGCATTTTGTTTATAGAGGGATGGGAATCCTTTAATATAAACGTTATTGCTTTCGGACAAGGATAATCTATGGCATATAACGCTAATATTCCACGACCCTTTGATTTCAGATCCGTATCTCAGGCTCAGATTCTTGGCAACTTTGAAGGCATAGGAGCTTCACTTTTAGGAGTAGATGTTGGTGGACTTGCCATGGGAACCCAGAGAGCTCCTGTTTTAACGGGAACTAATCAAATGGCATTCTATGCACGAAATGCTCAGAATCCTGCCATACCTAATGATCCTTTTCTTAATGTTGCTTGTGTTCAACGACTTTCCAATGGCGCCGTAACAGAATTCTCAATTTCAGGAGATGATGGCGCTAATGATGGGTGGTTTAGGTATCCCAATGGCATATTAGTCAAGTATCAACTTATACAGATTCCGGGCAATAACACCACCTCATTAGGAAGATCAGTTACCTATAATTGGCTGGTAAATGCAGGATTTCCGATGTATACCTCAGTGCCATTCCTTATTCAAGTTACCCCGGCACAATATGGCAACATGGCAACCAACTATGTAGGGGCAAGAGTGTTCTTAGATAGTACTAATCCTGCCACTACGACCGGATTTACTCTTTCAATACAAAGTTATCAAGGTGGCGGCTGGGCTGGATTTCAAGCGTTTGTTCTCGCTTACGGGTTAGGATAATTATGGCACAAGATAGATTTCTTATAGGGCCCCAATCAGGGGGTATGCAGACGAGTGTTAAGCCGTGGGCTATCATGGATCAATCGTTTGAGCGCTTGCGTAATATGTATGCATGGCGTGGCTCATTACGTAAAAGATTCGGCACCCGTGTCATGAATGAAGGAGTATCATCTCTTCAGCAAGAACTTCTCACTCGGTTCAGAATTGAGGTGGGCACAACGGCCAATGTAACAGGAAACTTAACATCAACTGATATGCCAGGTGCCATATTTGCGGTAGGTCAGATGTTTTCAATAGGAAATACGATACTTACGGTATACCAAACAGGAACTCCTGCTGCTACTCTAACCACCGGTCTTGCTACGGCAACCTATAATACTACTTCAGGAGCGCTTGTAGTTACGGGCCATGGTGAGAATCCTGCTACTACCGTATGGTTCTATCCCTCAACACCCGTTATGTGCTTAGCAACGTATGAAGATATTGCCCTCAATCAAGAGACTCTTATAGGATTCGATCAGCAATTCGCGTATCTATTTACCTACGCAACGGGATGGAATCAGATTGATATCGGCAATGACGATGCGGTATGGACCGGAACGGATAGTCAGTTTTTCTGGACGGTTAATTATCGCGGCGTAGGCGCTCAAGATTATTTACTTTTCGTTACCAATAATAATATCGACGACGCAATGCGTTACTATGATGGTACCAATTTCCATGTCTTTGGTAGTGCTGACACAACCGCCATCAATGCCGCGGGAGACTATGTGGTAACATGTTTAGTAATGGCTGCATTCAAAGGTAGACTAGTTCTCTTTAATACCACTGAAAATGTATCATCTGCTAACCAAACCTATACCAATAGGGCACGATGGTCATCGGTGGGAGATCCTACTACTAACCCTGCGTGGCGCCAGGAGGCGGGTTATCAGGGTGGATTTGTAGACCTTCCTATCAAACAAGCTATTGTGACGTGCGAGTTCGTTAAAGACCGGCTTATTGTCTATGCAGAGGCTTCGGCATGGGAACTGGTATTTGTGGGCAACATTCAATTCCCTTTCGTTTGGCAACAGATCAATACTGAATTAGGCGCTGAATCAACAAACTCTATTATACCTTTTGATAAAGCAGCTATTGGCATAGGCAATGTTGGTATCCATGAATGTAATGGTATCAACGTTGACCGTATTGACGAGATTATTCCATACACAGTTTTTGATATATCTAATGGCAATCAAGGCCCTCAACGGGTCACGGGTATTCGTGACTATTATCCCGAGCTCGTATACTGGTCTTATAATTCAACTGAAGCTTCTTCTACATACAATAACGTTTACCCCAATAGAGTGCTGGTATACGATTATATCAATGAGACATGGGCATATAATGACGATTCTATCACGGCCTTTGGTAACTACCAATATGAGACAGATTCGACGTGGGGCGGTACTTCAGCTACATGGCAGCAATCACCGATCTCATGGGTTGATGGGTCAACGGTTAACCAATTCAAGTCAGTTATATGTGGCAACCAGCAAGGTTGGACCTTTATAGCAGATATTAGTAGGCCATCTAATGCCATGAGTTTAGAAATAACTAACTTAACACTTGCGGGCAACGTCGCCACGCTTATCGTAATCAATCATAATTTGCCCTTAAACAGCTGGATTAATATTCAGAATGTGCAAGGCACGGATACTATGTCTACTTACTTTGTAGGCGCTAATTTCCTTGCATCAGCTATTGACGCTAACACCTTAACAATTCAAATTGATGCCGTGCTTTTGACTGGTGTATATGCCGGGGGTGGGGTGATATCTAAAGTAAGTGAAATAGGTATATGGAGTAAGCAATACAACTTCTACAATCAGGCGGGTGTTAACATAGCAACGCAGAAAGTAGATTTCTTAGTAGATGCCAACGAAACACCACCCGTGACGGTTCCTATCACGCCGGGTGCTCAGATTTTGGTAGATTTCTATGTGTCATCATCCGACCAAGCACAAGTTGGGCAGGCAATTGCTACCGGAACGCTTGTAGGAACGAGCATATTGGAGACAACTCCGTATGCATTATATCCTATCGAGTCTACCCAAGATAGGTTCTGGCATTCAATATATTTCAATGCTCAAGGTGAGAATATACAGATGTTTATCTATTATGATCCGGTTGCCCATTTACCTTATCCAAGCGTTACGAATGCGGATTTTCAGATAAACGCATTTATATTTTATGGACAAAAGACCGGAGACTTCATCTAATTGGCAATATATTCAAGAACAACGTAACAAATAGTGAAGTTTGTTCCATTGCCCGTAGTCGTTACATATACAAATGTTTCATCGGCATAAAGTTCTATGTTGCCAGCTATGATTGTTCCCGATACGCTCACAAAAGGAAGGGGGATGTACGTTCCTGTCTGATCAGTTGCGGCTCCATATATTCTGGTAAAGCTGTATGTACTTGTTATAGGAATCCCATGGGCTACGGATAATGTATCATCATCAAGCAGCGCTCCCATGTTAACGACGGTTCTAAGCACTTGTCTAAAGGGGGCTGGAGTATCGGCGCTTCCTGTTAAGGCGGGATTGGGGAACCAAGATTGGCCATTATAGAGTTGGTTCGTTGTATATATGCCGGTATCTTTATAGTTTATGTTGATCGACATGTTATTGAGTTGTTGATATAAGCGAATAATAAGCTCTTTAAATTCAGGACTATCAAGCGCTTTCCCTTTTAGATTAGATACATCGACAGTGACGGTAGTAGGAAGAAATAAAGCGTTAGTGAAAATTGCCATAAAAATTCCTTCGTATTTGATAACACATGCGTTATAGTTTGAATGATTCTAACATAAAGGAGTGTCATGGCACGAAGAAAAAACAGACAAGCCGCCCCCGTTGAAGCACCTCGTGCGGTAAACCGTAATATGTCTCCCCTCGATAGGGAGCTTGCCCGCATAGAAGAGCAAAAACTGAAAAGCATCGCCGAAAGAAAAGCAGAAGAAAAGGCAAAGGGGTTTCTGGAAAAAACTGGAGAGTTTTTTACGGGAAAAGTTGAGCGCCCCGAGTGGCATTCAAATGTTGGCCCTGAAGAACAAGCCTCAAAAAACTTAATTTTTAGATACTTAACACCAGAACTGATAGAGCAATACCAAAGAGATATCAATCAAAGCAGACTTCCTCTTGGAGAACAGGTTCTTGGCGCTCAGGGAAACCAGATGCTTGGATCTCTCTTGCCTGCTTTATTGCAGCAGCATCTTAAAGGTCCTTCAGAATTCCCTGAATATGGCGGCAATGAATTCAATGATCTCCTCCCGGCTATATTAGGATCACTTCTCGTCCCTCATGCGCAAAAATATTTTGGGGGAAATCCTAAATCGCTGCAAGAATATAATCCTGATACCCCACAATATATGCCTCCCCAGGAAGAAGAATATAAGCCAGATTATAGACCAATGCTGCCTAAATCACATAAAGATCCTCAGCTTAATATGGCTCTTCAAGGGCTGCATGCACAAGATTATCCCATAGGCGATCAGCAATATAATATTCTTAAAGAGCGCATAAATACGCAAAACAGAAGACAAAATGGTAAACGATTTAGGCTTATCAATGGCCGATGGCAATAAAATTATAAAATAAAGGATATATCATGCCCTTACCAGCCGCCTTATTAGCATTTCTCGCATCTCCGGCAGGACAAGCAGCCTTAGCAACCGGTATTCCTCTTGCGGCTCAAGGATTGCAATCAGCCGGTGGCTCTATACGCCGAGGAATATTTGGTCGTAATGAAGGTGAACAGCGCCAATATCGTATGGGACAGCTTCAAGATCGACTCTTAGATCAAGCAGAGGAGCCCTATGACTTTGAGCATGACTTTGCTCCTATCGAAGCACGCGCACGGACCCAATTTAGAGAAGAAACGTTGCCAGAAATAGGTAACTATTATGCAGGGCTCGGCAATATGCAATCATCTGCTTATCAGAACGCCTTGTCTGGCGCGGGTGCAAGCCTTGAAGAAAGACTCGCCGCTCTCCGTGGACAAGGAAGATTGCAAGCACGAGGATTAGAACAGGGTCGCCAGAATGCTTTATTCAACTATCTGTCAGGACAGCAAGGATTAGCGCAACAGCAACACCAATTTAGGCAAAATAGAGGCCTTCAGCAGTCCCAACAGGGTGCTAATGCGTTTCAAGGGATTGCTAATCAGCAGAATCTGCGTAATCCCCTTGAAGGATTGCAACGAGGCTATGGCGGCGCAACCGGACAGCCATGGAATGTGACACAACAAAGAACCCAAGGGATATTGCCTGACTTGATTAGAGCCGCCGGACAAGCAGCTGGCGCTGGTTTAGCAGCTATTTAAAGGAGATGAGAAATGCCTATACAAATTATTGATAAACCAAATTGGGGTAATAGCCTCAGCGCATTGCTTTCAGGAGGCCTTGAAGGATTTGCGGGTGCTCGTAAAGAGCGAAAGCAACAAGGCGCCTATGAGCAAGCCGGATTGCCACGTAGTTACGTAAATCTACCTCCTGAAGTAGTGAAAGAACTTATAAAGCAACGTGGCGCTCAATCTGCTCAAGGAATCGTGCAAAAATCACAAGGCCCTGAAGGTCAAGAGATTGAACACGTCATATCACCCGCAGATCAGAAAGATATAAATAAACGATACTCGCCTTATATTACGGAACTGCGTAAAAAACAATACGTATTCTCTGAGATAGATAAGATCACCAAAGAATCAATGGAACTGCTCAATTCTGGTGAAGTCAATACCGGAACCTGGTTTAGCGGCCTTCGCCCTGATAGATCACAGAATGAAAAAACACGTAAATATATGAGTAATATTGAGAAGCTTGTAGCGCTTCAAGGCCAAGCAATGGGCGGTCGTATAAGTGACGCTGCTCGCGAACAAATAAAAGCCTCGAAGCCATCTATTGATCAGCCTATAGGGACTCAACTGGCAATTTTGAATGATATTCGAGAGCCGGCAGTGCGTGGATTAGTAGAATATAACACTGCTTTAGATCGTATAAAACAAAACGGCAATCGCATTCCTGATAATCTTGATATAGAAGTCCGAGACTATATCAACAATCTTTCTGCGCCACAACAATCAGAAGTTGGTGCTGTTTATGAAGATGATAATGGTCAAAAGGTAAATGGGTTGCAGTATAGTCCCGAAAAAGCCCCTCAGCAAGAAGTCGCCGCCAGTCCTGAAGAATCTCTCCCCGCTCAAATTGGCCGTAACCTCGTTTCAGGTGCGGCCAATGCAGTCGCGGGCTTTGGTGCTGTTCCAGGAAATATCGCTGGATTGGTCAAAAATATCAGGGAAGGTTCTGCCCAAAGAGCAGCTCAACGTATTCCCGAGCACTTAAGGGAGCAATATCTGCAAGGACAACAATCATTGCCGGGAAATAAAGTAATTAATACAACACAGCAGATTCTGCCTTCAGCCGAAGGTATTAAGAATGTGGCATCAAATGTATTGCCAAAGGATTATCTTAAGCCTCAAGGGGAGTCTGAACAGCTT